GGCGGGCGGGGGTACCGCTATCACAGCACGCAGAACATCCGAGGAGTGGTTACGAGCGCGGCGCAGAACCCCGAGCGCTTCCGCTCGTATGGGGAGATGGCCCGGGGCATGATCAGCCTCACGGTCAACGCTGAGCACCGGCTGAACCTGGGCGACCGGCTGACGCTGCGCGACGACCCCGACCTACCCGAGACCGAGGCGCCCGTGCAGCTCTACCGGGAGACGCACGTGTACGGGGGCGAGGACCCCAGCAGCACGCGCTACCCCATCCACACGCGTACGCTGAAGCTCGCAGGGGGCGACGCCACGCACAACGTCATGGACCTGTACGTGACCGACGCCGCGGGCATCGCCCAGGCGGGCGGTGAGAAGACCGTGGGGGTCGACTTCACGGTGGACAACGGGCTCGTGGACTGGATCAACCCGCCCGCGGTCGGCGCGCGCTGGTCGATCAGCTACTACGGGCGGCCCGTTTATCTGGTGACGGACCTACCACACCCGTTTCGCGATACGCTGATCAAGACGAAGCTGCCCACGGTGACGTTCGAGTCGCTTCCGATCAACGCCATGTGCGCGCTGGAGTTTCTGGTGCCTGGGAAGGTGACCGGATGACGTTCGAGGATCTGCTGAAGGGCGCAACGCGCGAGAAGATGCAGGCGCTTGCCCAGGTCATTGCGGCTGAGTGGGCGGCGGAGGCGCGCGGGCAGCTCCGGCGCACGGCCGGCTCCTACCTCAAGAGCATCGGCATCCGTGAGGTGACCGCGGATCGTCTGGTGGTGGCGCTCCCCGGGCCGGGCGTGGAGGGCAAGGTGGCCACCCAGGCGCGGATCGTGGAGTTCGGCATGGGGCCGGGCGGCATCGGTACGCAGGGATCCTACGACGTGCGGAAGTTCCTGCTGCGTGCACCAACGGACGGCAGGCGCTCCGCTCTCCGGTGGGGCAAGAACGGCCCCTATATGAACGTGCCGTTCACGCGGCGCGGCGCCACGTCAGAGACCCCGGGACCGCTCGAAATCGAGCGGCTCGGAGGGCGGCGGGCGCTGGCGGCGGCTCGGAAGCTGGGCGCACGAGTCACGGACCCCGCGACGAAGAAGCTGCTGCAAGGCGGCGGGCGGCTGGGTGCCGGCATGGCGCCGAAGATGCGCGCACACCACGTGTCCGACCCCCTGGCCGGGCTGGTGCGCGAGGCGAGTACGTACAGCGGGGGCAAGTGGCAGACGAGCGGCTACAAGGTGTGGCGCCGGGCGAGCTGGGCCAACCGGCACCCGCTGGCGTGGCTGTCGAGCGGGGTAAAGGCCCGGCACATCGCGCGCCGCGTCCGCGGGAAGCTCCCCGACCTGATCCGCGAGGTGTTCTAGGTGCTGCTGGACATGCACATGGTCCACGCGGTCCTGAACGGGTGGACGGTCTACCGCGACTCGTTGGTGGCCTTCCGCGGGCTGTTCCCCACGTTGGGGGACGCCGTGACGTTGCGCTGGCACACGCTGCTGGTCGATGAACCCCCTGCGGTTCGCTCCGCGTTCGCGCCCGGGACCCCCGAGGGGTTGCCGCTGGTGACGATCGAGCTGACCGGGGAGAGCGTCGAGAACCGCGCGATGAGCAACCGGCTGGGGACGACCAGCACCCCCCAGCATGAGCTGGGCTTTGGCGTCCGGCAGACGACCGAAGTCACCATCATGTCCAAGCGCGACGAGACGCTGCGCGCGCTGGCAGTGATCGTGCGCGCGGTGCTGCTCCGAGCGGTTCCTAGCTTTCAACGCTCGGACTACGAGGATCTGCGCTACGAGGGGATGGGCGAGCTGTCTCTAGACGAGATGCTGGTCGCCGAGGAACTGGGCGTGTCGGTCATTCGGCTGCGCTACTCCGCGCAGAGCAGCGTGGTTGTGCTGGATCCGCCAACCGGCGCACTCACGAGCAAGCCGTGGTTCGTCCAGCTCGATGACGTGGTAGAAGCCCCAGGAGACCCCGCACCCGCGACGGGGGCAGGCACCCCGGGCGGCGTGACCCCGGACAACGATTGAGGTACTCTCACCGCGTACACGGAGTGTAGCGAATGCCCAGCAGCTTCAAGCTCAACGGTCGCACCATCTACCGCCCCGGTGTCTACGGCAACGTGGACGTGTCGGCGTTGGGGGGGAAGGGCACGGCCACCGGCAACGTCGCACTGGTGGCGGATCTGCCCGGCTTCAAGAAGGCCACCCCGCTGTCGTTCAATGGACAGCGCGGGTTTACAGGCTACGACCCCGCCGACGACGAGCTGGCGCTGTTGGCGTCACTCGCGTTCAACCCCGCCGCGGACGACGCGATCCCGGGCGGCGCCAACACCCTGACCATCGTGTCCGCCAACGACCCCACCCAGGCGTTCGTCAACGTGGACGACGTGGGCGCGGCCGTGGCGATGACGATCAAGAGCAAGGTGTGGGGCAAGGCCGGTAACCGGGTCAACTACGATCTGCTCAAGGCCGCGGACGTGCACACGTTCCAGTTCGTGCGCGACGGCATCAGCGAGGAGTTCGTGATGACGATCCCCAAGATGGGGACGATCATCTACGACGGCGGCGTGTTGACCACGGCCGTGGTCGAGCGCACGCCTTCACAGCTCCGGTACGAGTGGACGCGCAACCTGGGCGCGGTGCACCCCATCGCAGAGGCGACGGATTGGGACCACGCGCCGACCGAAGGCGTCGTGACCGTGACCATCGACCAGCTTCCCGCAATGGGGATGACCCTCACGGTCACCACCACGGGGACGGACTTGGCGGGGGCCGCTCAGAACGAAGCGCTGGCGTTCACCGACGGTGATCCGCTGACAAAGACCACGACCGCCAGCTTCGGGTCCATCACCAAGGTGGCCAGCTTGCTGGACGGGGGCGCGGCGAACCCGAACGTCACCGTGGGCTGCAACAGCGGCAAGATCATCAGCAACACCGGCCGAAAGCTGTCCGGCGTGCTGACCGAGATGGGGAACCTGGGCGGCGTCACGGTCACGACCGACGACCCCCAGGCCGGATCGCTCGACGCGGCCGACGCGGACTGCACCGCTGGCGAGGTCAGCGTGCTGGCGTCCTACGAGGTACGCGCAGACTCGGCGCTGATCGTGCGGGGGCTCGCGGCGTCACAGCTCGTAGAGGCGGCGCGCGGCGCGAGCTGCGAGGCGATGGACCTGGGCGTGCAGCTCAAGGGCAACTTCGGCGGCGGCTCCGACACCGCTCCCGTGGGCACGGCTCCCTGGCAGGCGGCGCTGGACGCCATCCTCGACAAGAACATCCAGATCGTGATCGTGCTGTCCACGGACACCGCGGTGCACGCGCTGCTGGCCAAGCACTGCAACGACGCGGCGCTTCAGGGCTACGAGCGAAATTGTTGGGTCGGCGGGGTCGGCTCGCAGACGAAGGCCCAGGTGAACACGGAGACAGCGGCGCTCAACACGCGCTACGTGTCCGCCGTCTTCGACCAGATCGAGGTTGACCACCCCAACGGTTCGACGCCGACGCTGGAGCCGTCGTATTTCGCGCTGATCTGCGCGTGTATGCAGGCGGGCTCCCCCGTCGCGTGGCCCCTGACGCACAACCGCCCGCGTATCCGCGACGCCTTCCAGACGTGGTCGCCCAACCTGGACGCTGACGAGATGATCGCCCAGGGCGTCTGTATGCTCACGCAGGACACGCTGGGCTGGCGCATCGAGCGGTCGGTTACGACCTACCGGACGGATGACAACCCGATTCTGTCCGAGACGAGCGCCTGGGAATCCGTCCAAACCTGCGTGCGCGACCTGCGCAGCAAGCTGATCGGGAAGGTCGGTAACCCCGGGGTGGCCGGGACGCGCGGCAAGGTGTTGTCCGCATCGCTCGACCGGCTGGACGAGCAGGTCAAGCTGGGGTGGATCAAGGCGCACCAGAACGTGGACGTGGAAGACCTGGGCGACCGCTTCCGCCTGACGGGCGAAATCGCGCCCGTCGAGCCCACCAACTTCTTCGACATCGCGTTGTCCGCGGTGCGGATCCCGGGGTGATGTAGATGGCGACTCGTGCAATCAGCGGCTCCAGGGCGAAGCTGTTCCTGAACGACGAAGAAGTAGGCTTCGCGGTCAACGTCTCCGGCACCGAGACGCAGATGCTCCAGCGCGTGGACGCGATGGGGGATGCGTACTCAAAGGAGATTGTGGCCGTGCGGCGTGTGGCCAGCTTCAACGCGGCGCACGTGCGCATCAAGCGCGGCTCGCTGAAGGCGCTCAGAGCGATGGCGCGTGGTTCGACCACCAACATCCTGAACTTCCCGCCCCTGACTGCGATCCTCTACGACGACCTGGAAGATGAGCCCATCGAGAAGATCACCGGCTGCGTCTGCGAGCAGCGAAGCTGGTCGGTCGATGCCGCGGGCATCCTCAACGAGAACGTGTCTTTCCAGGCGATCCGACTCATGGACGAAGACGAGCAGTAAGGGGGCGCTGTGGGGGCTGCTGATACCTTGGACCTGCGCGCAGCGGCGCGCGCTACCGACCCTGCGCACGAAGACGACGCCCCTCTGGTACCGCGCGAGCGCGTCGCAAACATCGCGTACCACGAGAAGCGCGCAGCCGTGGTGCTGCGGGCACCCGACGGTGCACAGCGCACACATGCCGACCGACTGGCGGCGACCCTGGCAGGTGTCCCCTGGGCGCAGCTCTCCCCGCTGGCGCAGGCGCGCTTTCAGTCGCTTGCGATCTTCGCGGTGTGCATCAGCAAGACGCCTGACTGGCTCGATGCTGCGGCGCAGGAAGACGACGAACTGCTGTTCGCATTGGCGGGGGCTGCGGAGGCCCACGCCCTGGCCTACTTTCTCCGAGACGATGGATCGGGTGGGGCGGCTGAGAAACCTCCGCGGGTGGTGGTGGCGCTCGCAGACGCCTGATCCGGCGCTTGCCGGAGCTGTTGAGTTTGAGCGGGTGCTGATGGCACTCGACCCCGATGCTTGGGCAAAACTGAGCGGGCCGACGCGCGACGACGCCGGCCGGCTGGTCACGGGTGATCCGGTCGTGGACGCGTGGGAGCGCGAAGCGTGGGAGGAAGCCGCCCGTGAGTAGCGAAAAGCATACAACCGAAATCGAGGTCAACATCACCACGGCGTCCGCCGAGGCGGCGGTCGAGCGGGTGTTGGCCAAGCTCAACAAGGCGGCAAACGTAGCGGACGGGCTTGGCATCGGCGACGGCGGCCCCCAGGGGTCCCAGGGGACCAGCTCCGCAGGCTCGCGCACCACCACCAGCTCCGCGCGCCCTGCACTGCCCCACGGGGCGCCCGCGGGCAGCTCAACGACCAGCTCCGCGGGGGCAGGAGCGCTCCCCACGCTCCCTGGGGGCGGAAGCGGCGGGGGCGGCGGCGGCGGGGGCGGCGGT